CTAAACCGGCAGCTAGATCAGCTAGAAAAGCAGGGCCATCAGGACCTAGAATGACTTCTATGAAAGCTCCAAGTACTGGACCTAAACCTAGAAATAAAAATGTTACTAAAAGACCTAGAAGACCTTCAGGTCCTAGCATGACTGGGTTTAGAAAATAATGAGAGCCTCTCGAGGAATGGGTATAATAAACCCTAAAAAGATGAAAGCTGGAGGTAAGGTCAAAGCTTTTAAGTCTCATATGATGTATGATAAAAAGACTGGTAAGGGTGTAAAAGCCCCTACTATGGCTAAACATCTAGAGCTTAAGAAAAAAGGTTATGGTCATACTAAACCTACTAAGTTAAAAAAAGGTGGAAGTGTAAAAGACGCATGCTATCATAAAGTAAAGGCAAGTTATAAAGTCTTTCCTAGTGCTTATGCTTCTGGTGCTATTGCTAAATGTAGAAAAAAAGGTAAATAATGGCAGTCCGAAAGACAGCTAAAGGAGCTGCTTTAAAACGCTGGTTTAAAGAAGACTGGAAGGACGTAAAGACAGGCAAAGCTTGCGGTAGGAAAAAAGGTGATAAACGTGGTACACCTTATTGCAGACCTAGTAAACGAGTATCTGCTAAAACTCCAAAGACATCTGGAGAAATGACAGCAGCACAAAAGAAGTCTAGAATAGCTCAAAAGAAAAGACTTGGGCAACCGGCAGGGAAGCCACGTAGAGTAGCTTCACTTAGACGTAAGAAGACGACAAGGAAGAAGGCATAGTGGGCAACAAAGAAATTGTAATTAGTTTGCTAGCAGTAGTTAGTGCTTTCGTGAGTGGAGACCACTTAGATTTAATAGAACCTCAAACGCGCACGCACGTGATAAGTGAAGAGTGCACGGTCGTTAGACAAATAGAAAAGGAGATGTAATGGCTACAACAGACACACATGCATTTAATTTAGATCTTAATCTTCTTGTAGAAGAAGCATTTGAACGGTGCGGAACAGAACTTAGAACAGGATATGATTTAAGAACCGCAACCCGTAGTTTAAATTTACTTACAATAGAGTGGGCTAACCGAGGAATCAACTTATGGACTGTTGAACAAGGATCAATCCCACTAGTTGCCGGTACAGCCACTTACAATTTGCCCGCGACTACCATCGACCTCATGAGTCAAGTCATAAGAACTGGGACGGGAACGACTCAGTCAGACATAGCTATTTCTAGGGTGTCAAACCCTACTTATGCATCTATCCCAAGTAAGAACGACACGGGCAGACCGATACAAGTATACATAGACAGACAAGCCGAGATACCTACAGTCACTATGTGGCCTATCCCTAATGACGCAAGTTATACTTTTGTGTACTGGATGTTAAAAAGAATTGATGATGCGGGTACAGGTGTTAACACACAGCATATTCCATTTAGATTTTTACCGTGCATGGTAGCGGGATTAGCTTATTATTTATCCCTTAAGATTCCAGAAGCAGCACCAAGAATACAAATGTTAAAATCAGAATATGAAGAGCAGTGGCTACTTGCTTCAACTGAAGACAGAGAAAAAGCTACATTATCTATAACTCCAAGGAGTTCTTATGTCTAAGAAAGATAAGACTAAGAAAAAGAAGCCTAAGCTAAAGGTTGAAGGTGGAGGAGGAAGACGCAAAGGCACAACATATGGAGGAGGTCGAGCAACGGCACAACTTCCTATTACAGACAACTTAACTCTTGAACCCTATATACAGGGATACGCAGCTAAAGGAGATTGGGGATCAGACGCCGGAATATCAGGTTATGGGGGCTCACTTACATTTGAGTTTAAAGAAGGTGGTACGGTAATTAAAGACAGAAATTATTTAAAGGGGAAATAAGATGGGATTAGGAGCAGCAAAAATGTTAAATAAAGTAAGACAAGTATTAAGAAAACCTAAAAAAAAGTCTTCTGCGCAAGAGTCAATGAATTATAGAAAAAAATTATCTCGCGAACAGAATAAACGAGCAAAAAATGAAGACTTATTGCCGGGGGAAACAAGACCTAAGAGTAAAGTTAAGAAAAAAGCCGACAAGGTAGAACAAATGTCTGACGCAAGACTTAAACGAGAAAAGCAACTAGCCAACCCATATTTAACTTATGAAGACAGGGCTAAACTTTTAGGTGGCTTTAAAAAAGGCGGTAAGGTAGAAAAATCTAAAAAGAATATGACAAATAAACAAATAAAAAACCAAGCAAATGTGCGGCCTATTAAATCCAAAGAAACTTCTGCATCTTTTTTCTTTAAGGATGGTGAAAGACCTGATAAAGATATTAGGGGTACAAAAGGACGATTGGCTAAAATGGAAAAAGCTAAAGAAAAAGCAAATAAACCAGGAGGTAAGAACTATCCAAAAACAATGATGGCATCTAAGACTAGAATGAAACACGGCGGGTCTGTTAAAGGTAAATGCAGAATGGATGGTATTGCTGTTCGTGGTAGAACTAGAGCTAAAGAAAGAAGCAAATAATGAGCAACAAGTATACAACTAAGAAGAATGCTATTGCAGACTGTGATGTTTGCGGTTTTCAATTTAAACTTAGAGAACTAAAAGATTTATATGTAAGACAAACTAACACTAATATTAAAGCTTGTAAGGAGTGTTGGAACCCGGATCAACCGCAAAACATGCAAGGGATGTATCCAGTAGAAGATCCTCAAGCAGTGCGAGATCCAAGACCTGACCAGAGTTTTAATGAGAATAATATAACCGGGTCACGAGATATACAGTGGGGATATAACCCAGTAGGCGGAGCAAGACCTCCAGCTAATGAGTTTACATCTAATGATTTAGTAGTTTCCACGGTAGTGGCAGATGTTACAATAACAATAACTTAGGAGAAAGAAATGACTAAAGAAAATCAAACAAGAAAACCAAAAATGGTAGATGGATATGTACAGCCTCAATTAGTTCCTGTACCAAACTTTGCAGGCTATCCAGAAAAAAATATTAAAACAACAGGCGTAGTGACTCGTGGTAATGGCGCAGCTACAAAAGGCACAAAAGCTCGCGGTCCATTAGTATAAGGATAAGCAATGACTTACGCAGAACTAGTCGCACAAATACAATCGTATACTGAAGATGAATACTCTACAGTAGATGTAAACACGTTTATAACTCAAGCTGAAAACAGAATTTTTAATGGAGTTAATCTTCCAGACTTAAGAAGAAATGATACAGGTACTATTAACTTTGCAAACAAGTATTTAAATGTACCAGAGGATTGGCTAGCTACTTATAGTTTAGCGGCTATTGATAATACAACTAATGAGTATACTTTTCTTATAAATAAAGACGTTAACTTTATTAGGCAATCATTCCCTGATACTGATCCAGCTCACTACGGAAAACCACAATATTATGCTGTCTTCGATGATACAACATTTATACTCGGTCCTACACCTGATAAAGCTTATGGTGCTGAGCTTCATTACTTTTTTTATCCTGAGTCTATTACTACTGCCGCTAGCGGTACGTCTTGGCTGGGAGATAATTATAGCTCCGTATTACTTTATGGTTCATTGTTGGAAGCAGCTGCGTACCTCAAAGCCGACCCAGAAACAATAGCAAACTACACTAATAGATATAATCAAGCTATGGCAGAACTAACTAGATTAGGAGAAGGTAAGAATACTCGCGATGCTTATCGTAGTGGCCAAACTAGAATACCGGTTAAAGGTAGAAGAGGGAGTGCAGTCTAATGGCTTCAATAATACAAGGCGCAACAACAGGATTAAAGTATTTAGTATTAACAGGTGAATTAGATTTTAGTGATTCTCAAACATATAAGATAGCACTTTATACTGATGCAGCAGACTTAAGTCCAGGTAATACAGATACAGTTTATAGCACTACTAATGAAGTAGTAGGTGCAGGGTATACAGCAGGAGGGAATAATTTAGTTGTGGCTGATCCTGGATTTTCTTTTGAGCCCGTAGTAGGGTACGTTAGTTTTGGCAATACTTCTTGGCCATCATCTACATTTACCGCAAGAGGAGCTGTAATATATAGAAATACTGGGGGTAATGGCTTAAAATACACCGTAGCTGTTTTAGATTTTGGTAGTAATGTGACGGCAAATAATAATACATTTAATGTAACATTCCCACCAGATAACGCAACAGAAGCACTTATACGATTTGAATAAAAAGGAATAACATGACAGGATTTTCATCGCTTATAGCGGATGCACCAGAAGTAACAGTAGATAAAGTAAGACCGTTAGAAAAAGATTTATATAAAATGATGTGGGATAAACCAGAGTATAGACAAGTTGCTCCTGGTGAAAAAATAGCCCATGAGTTTTTAAAACAGGCTAAACCTAAACAAGGTGCTACAGTTTTAGATTTAGGTTGTGGTACAGGACGAGGTGGATTAAACCTAGCGTTCTTTGGTGGACTAGATGTGACTATGGTTGACTTTGCAGATAACTGCTTAGATGAAGATATAGTCCCAATGTTAGAAACACAGAAGCATGCGTTGCGATTTGTAGAAGCTGATTTGTCTCAACCTCTACCTGTTCAAGCAGCTTATGGTTTTTGTACTGATGTGATGGAACATATAAGACCCCATCATGTAGATCAAGTTATAGAGAATTGTTTATCTGCTTGCCAACATGTATTTTTTCAAATATCTACAGTTGATGATAAAGCAGGAGTGTTAGTAGGACATAAGCTACATTTGAGTGTGCACCCATATGAGTGGTGGCTTAAAAAACTCAAAGACCATAAATGTGTAATACATTGGTCTCAACAGACAGATAACACTTGTTTGTTTTATGTAAGTAATTGGGCAACAGGAGAAGAAGTAGTTGATGCAGGTACTGTAAATACAACTGATGATGAGATAAAGAAAAACGTAGAACACAATATAAAGCAAGATTATTTACAAGTAGAGCCACATCCAACTAACGAGATTGAAGTTATGATTGTAGGAGGAGGACCATCCTTACCACAACATATAGAAAAAATAAAGCAATTGAGGGCAAAAGGTGTTAAACTTATAACTATTAATAACGCCTATAATTGGTGTTTAGATAATGGTTTAACTCCTTCTGCTATGGTCATGGTAGATGCAAGAAAGTTTAATGCGAGATTTACAAAACCTGTAGTAGAGGATTGTAAATACTTTATAGCTTCACAATGTAACCCTAGTGTATTTGAGGGCTTGCCAAAAGATAGAACTTATATATGGCATACGCAAGCAGACTTATTAAAAGATATACTAGATGAGCAATATAAAACATGGTGGTCAGTTCCAGGAGGATCGACTGTATTGTTAAGAGCTATACCATTGTTTAGAATGTTAGGATTTAAAAGATTTCATTTATTTGGGTGTGACTCCTGTTTAAGTGAAGACGAAATGCATCACGCATATGAACAAGTAGAAAATGATGGACAGTTAGTTATGCCCGTAAACGTGAGCGGGAAAGTATTTAACTGTAACCCTTGGATGGTATCGCAAGCCCAAGAGTTTATTGACCTAATTAAAATGTTAGGCGATGAAATTGAGTTAGCAATCTATGGTGGGTTATTACATCATATTTTAGAATCCGGCGCATCATACGCCGATATTAAGGAGATTTAACATGGCAGCAACAGCATGGCAACTATACAACAGTGCCAAACAATATATAGGTAATGGTACCATAACGTTAGGTGCCGGTGTTTTTAAAATGGTTTTAGCTCAAACGGCTAGTAATGCTTCTACATTTACTTTGAGTACATATGCATCTGTGACAAATGAAGTTGCAGCAGCAGGTGGTTATGTTACGGGTGGTAGAAACTTAGTACCAGCTACAGCTCAATGGACAGTAGGAGCTTCAGCTAAACAACAAAAATTTACAATGTCTGCAGTGGGTTTAGCGTTTACAGCTTCCGGTGCTAATTTAGTAAATGTTAGATATGCAATTTTACGTAACTCTACTGGAGCAGCTGCAGGTAAACTTTTATGTTTCTGTCAGTTATCTAGTACTCAGTTTACTGTAACGTCGCCAAATACTTTAACTGTTTTACCCGCTGCTACTGGCATATTTACCTTAACATAAGGAGCTAGTAATGGCTACCGGCTGGGGACGAAGTACCTGGAGTTCA